ATAGTCCTCATATATATATACTTGCGTTAATTATTTTAGAGAAAATAATCATTGTATTATAAAATGTCACTCCTGATATTTAGTCCCAAATGCCAGCACAGCAGGGAACTCATTGATTTCATCAAGGCACGACCACAACTTCAACAACTCGTGCACTACCACAACATCAACCAAAGAGGTATCCCTCCTGAATATAGAAACAAAATCTCACGCGTCCCGACGATGCTCACAAAGAATGGGAAGATTTTGGTCGGTGCCGAAATCAAAGCCTGGTTGATGTCCCTCCTCCCATCCGAGGAAGTGAACCACATGGACATAGGTGGTTTTTCGTGTAGCATGACCTCCCTGGAAAACGACGATGTCGTGAACGATGGTGTTGGTATATTTGAAATGGACCAGTATGGGTCTGCACTGATGCCAGCGATGACCCCAGAGTTAGAGGCAAAAATCAATAAAAGCGTCAATGAAGCATACAGCCAAATAAAGAAATAACGCATTTTTTAATAAAAAAACCATGAGGTTAGTGACGATTCAGTCATCGGCAGTGAAAGCTGTCTTTGAAGTCCTCAAGGAGATACTTAACGATGTAAATGTCTATTTCACCCCACAAGGCGTTTCCATCGTTACCCTCGACACCGCGAGAACAAGTCTCGTAGACCTTCGTCTGGCGGCTGATAATTTTGAAGAGTACGAGTGTCCTGAACCCATCATCGCGGGTATTAACATCTCAAATACCTTTAAACTTCTCAAGTCAATCACAAACAACGACGTCCTCACGATATGTATCAATACCAAAGAATATATGGATATTGAGATACTCTCGGAAGCAAAGAAACAAAAATCAAAATTTCAACTGAAACTCCTGGACATTGATGAAAATGAGATTGAAGCCCCTGAACTCAAGTGTGCGTGCATGACAACCATGCAATCCGTGGATTTCCAACGCATCTGCAGAGACATGGGAAATATCGGTTCTGAAATTTTCATCGGGAGACATAAAAACATCATGAAACTCAGTTGTGAAGGGGACTTTGCAAATCAGGAAACGACGATTGAAACCATAGAGAATGTCGACGATAATGTGTACGGTATCTATTCACTTAAATACTTGAACATTTTCACAAAGGCGACGGGGATGTGTGCGTCGGTGCAGATTTTGCAAGAAGCAGCGTTCTTGATATTACAATATAACGTGGCCAACTTGGGCCATCTTAAGTTTTATCTCGCGACTAAGGTGAGCGAAGATTCATAGTCGTACCTGACAGTGTAGATACAACTTTCTTAACGCCGAGTGCGTTTGTAATTTGAATTTTTGGATACTTTTCAGCTAATACGTCTTCATCATAAAATAACAAATCAGACAACTTAACATCGGACCCATGGAAATCACCTTTTGGACCCGCGTAGCGTTTGACCTTTCTCGTGACATCGCGCATCGGTTTATCGTCTTCATCAACGAGTATGGCAGAGGTGATTGGTAGGTTGAATGCGACGTCGGTGGTGTTTTCAGGTGGCCATGCGAAATCTGGGTCATAGGTGATGTACTTGTACCTCTCGTTGTTGTACCAGTAGTGAACGCGGAAAATGGTCTTTGTGACGTTTTGTGGAACTTCGGTACCACTGAAATCACAATTGGTCACGTCGGTGTAAAACGAATCTTCACCCCCATCCCAGTAGTGTATCTTCTCTTGTAGCCAGAAATCATCAAAGGTGTCAATCTCATATTTCATATGCAAATTGACGTAATATTCCAGGTACACTTTAATTATGGCGTAATCGGAAATTTTAAAAAAATTCCTGTACTTTCCGTAAGCCCAGATTATTACATTAGTTAAAAGATTCGGCATTTACATTATTATGGAAGGAAACTTTTTAAGTCGCTTCAATAATAAAATTGATGAATGGACTAGACTTATAGAAGAAGAGCCTCACAACAAAGCGTTGCACGAATCACAGATGAGTGAATACATCATCAAGTGCATGCCTTATATGAACCAATACGCCGAAGAGGATGTAGAGGTGACGACAAATAGCGACAACGTCTTCAACGCCAAAGAGACGAAAGGGTTAGCTCGTGGGAGTTTATACACAGATTATCTCATAGAAGTTGAGAATCATTCCATCCAAAGAAAACATAAAAGTTCTAGAATAGACAGGTGTAGTAGTTGTGAATTGAGTAATGTCATTCATTGTCACGAAGCGAGTGAACTCGTGTGTGATAACTGTGGACTTGTTTTAAGCACACTCATATCAGATGAATTGACGTACAAGGAGGAACAGGAAACGTCAAAAGTTATCAACTATAGTTATAAAAGGGAAAATCATTTTTCAGAATGGTTGTCACAATTTCAAGCCTTGGAGAGTACGACGATTCCCGACGAAGTCGTAGAAGAGTTGAAAGGGGAACTCAAAAAGATGAAAATTAAAAAGATGTGTGAAATCACACACACGAAAGTTCGTGGATTGTTGAAAAAATTAAAATACAACAAATACTATGAACACACCCCATACATCACAAATATGCTCAATGGGGTGAAACCACCAAAGATGCCCCAAAGCCTAGAAGAGCGGTTGCGGATGATGTTCACACAAATTCAAAAACCATTCGATGACAACTGTCCAAAGGATAGAAAAAATTTTTTATCCTACAGTTATGTGTTGTATAAATTTTGTGAACTCCTATCCGAAGACCAGTACTTGGAATTTTTTCCATTGTTGAAAAGTACTCAAAAGTTGTATCAACAAGATGTCATATGGAAAAAAATATGTCAAGAACTTCATTGGGAGTTTATACCAACAGTGTAGTTTAAAGAGTGTACCCAGTTAGACATGTAATGGATTATTGCATTAAAGAAGTCATATTCCACCTAGACCGTGCGAAACACATTCTACAAGAAAGTCTCAAAGACCCACACGCGTATCAGAGAGAATCACGACAAAGTTATGAAATCATGGCCAAGGCGTTCCCACTCATGCTTCTATTCTCACAACTTCAAGCTTCTGATGACCAAAGTTTATCAGGTAGCCTAGGGACAGTTTCGTCAGACGAAGATAGTTACGCGTCTGAAGAGCCGCCGCGTCCGTCAACGCCCGCACAGATTTAAATTCTAAAACAATCTTCCCTTCAACGATGATGTCGCTTCGTACATTCCCTATCGTGTGCCCTTGAAATACAATGGGTACAATGCGTTCACTCTCGTATTGTACACCTTGTGCGCGTAGCATCACTTCCATGGCTTTGTGGTAGACACACTCATTATATCCTGGTCCAAGCTCTGTATATATGGTGTTTACGATTTCTATCAACTGCTCTTCCATACACGTGTAAGGCTGTATCCCTTTTAATTATCTCATGTATATGATATATGAACAACAACAACAGACTCATGCGAAACAACCAGGGTAGAGTTGTCGGTGTGTTGGAAACACCCCCTGGTTCTCCGCGTCAACAACGACAGAGGGTGGCGCGTCGTTTGAATTTTAACAATGTGGAAACCACGGAAAGAAACTTTTTCAATCAAATCAAAACTATTTTGAGACCGTATTACCCAAATGTTGCCATTACAAATACCATGATTCGCACACAAATGTTCCCCGAGGATGTATCCAACACGCTCGGAAGAAATCTCACCAATCAAGAACTTCGATGGTTAGGTGCGGCACGTAAAGGCACTGAAAACAACAAACCGAAAACTGTAAACATAAGTGCGTTGATGGCAAAATATAATGTGAGCCCGTTGAAGAGGCAGAGAGAAAATAACACCACCAATTACTACGATAACACGTTCACACCGAGGTCACCACAAAAGGTGCGAAATAAAGTCTTTCTTCTCACTGAACTGGACAAGAACGGTAAAGTCAAAAAGGTGTATGACAGACGCGCATTAACGAGTCTCGATAAAAAAGTTGGACCATTCACACAAATTAAATTTGAAAACTATCACATTAAAAATTATAAAAATAAAAATAGAATTGAAAGAGAATTACAAAATTTTAAAAATGTAGGATTCAATCTGAAAAATATCACCAATGCCTACGCTAAAAATCAAGTGCGTTCATTCGGCACCTTTAGTAAACAGGAGACGGATATTATGAAAAGGATTATCAGAACATTGAAAAGAAATGATGTTCCTCGTAATATTAAAACATTGTTGAAAGAAAGACTCGCTCTCATGGTTGTCCGAAATAGTGGATTGTCTCGTACCGTCTATGAAAGAAATTTAGCTCGGTTGGTAAATGTGATTCCAGAAAATATTAGAGATTTGTTTTAATGGTTTAAAGTTAATGGTATATTATTTAGTAATAAGATGTCTCTCCTCGAACAAGATTACCTCACCGTCCCGGGTCAGCTCTACGCGTGCTTGTCCATCATTGGCCCGGAAGCGCCACAGAAGAGCGACAAGTTTGGTATCAAAATCCGTGGGTGCTTTGCGAGTAAGGATGAAGCCGCCGCACACGCCAAGAGGCTTCAAAGGGATGACCCAGCCTTCAACATTTACGTCGTGGACATGTACAAGTGGATTATGATTCCGCCGGATGACAACAAGATTGAAGATGTTCACTACCAAAACGAACGTCTCGAAGAAATCATGACTGGATACCGAGAATCACAAGCCCAAGCTGCGAAGATGTTCGAAGAACGGAAGCGTGGTATGTTGGAAGGAACGAACCACTTCACCCCGGGCGATGAAAATAGTAAGTTTTACAACAAGCCCGACGAAGCGCCCGTTCGCCACCCCGCCGAGGTTCTCGCCGAGTTGCAAAAGGAAAAGCCCGACGCACCGATGGAAGATTTGATTAAGGAGGCGGATGAAATCATCGCCAAGGAAATCAAGGAAAGACAGGAGGCTCGTGAAAAGAAGGAAGAAGAAGAAGAAGCGTAAAAATTATATAATGTAATTACAAATGATAAGTATCATCTTAAATATAGTCACAATTGCCATCGTCGCGTATTTCATTTTTGTGTACCAGCCTCTCTTAGATAGGAAAGCGAAACAAGAAGGGCACGCCACAGCCTCGGAGTTGCTCAGGGCAAATCTCAAAGACCCCGTAGTCGTGTCGCGCGCGTATTTCACAGAACCTAAGAGTGGTAGTATCGGAGGGTTTGTTGGATATCAGAAATCTGAAGATGAACTTACATCGCTCTAAGAATGACGGGTTGCATAGTTTTTCCCATGAAAAACCCAACTATAAATGCGATAAACATCACGATGTACGTATTCTTGTCCAAGTTGGAAAAGTCTAACTTTGTGTTGTCCATTGGTGGTGGTGGTGGTGGCATCATGTGATGGTACATCATGTGTTGTGGTGGCGGAGGGGGGTCGTAGTACTCGTCATTTTCTTCATGTCTACCTTTGTCTACATTATTAAGGTCTGGATTATATTGAATAGGTGTACCGATATCAGTTTCCATTATTATTAAAAACGCTTAATTTTTTTAAGCACTTTCACTCTCACTTTCCGAATCAGAATCGGAGACGACAAAGTCTTTCAAACTCCCTTCATCTTCGTCGTCTTCGCCGAAATCTTCCTCCTCATCATCATCGTCTGAACACCCCTCATCCTCTGTGAGAATGTCGCTGCTCGCGGAATAGTCGCTGTCGTATTCATCTTCGCTATAGTCGTCTTCAAGTTCTACGTGCTCTGGAACATAAACCTCTTTGGGCTTCTTAATCGCACGTCCGTATCTGGTCGTCATTTGTATACTAAATGAGTGTATTGTTTAAGTATCTTGGTGTCCAATTAATACCTAATTTCAAAGCACTGTCTAAAATTCTTTTTTCAGTAGCTATTCCTATGTTAACAGCGAGTTCGTGAATCTCTTCCTGAACGCCATAGTTGTTGTGCGTTCCAAGGCTTTCAAAATGGTCCAGAGCCGTGTACAGATGTTTCGCAGATTCCCTTGGTTTTGTGTGAAGTACATCCTCCGCCTTTTTCATGTCAAGTGCAAACGCCTTGAACTCATCTGGGTTGATACCCGAGTACTTGAGCGCTTCCTCTTTGAGGTGTTCCTCTTCCTGCATGTCCGCGGGGGCACCCATTAATATGTATGCCATGTACCCGACGACGCCGAATAAAACAAGCGCCATATACATTAATTTGTGATTTTTTTAAACATTGATGGAAGCACCTTGAATGATTTTTTGTTTTTACATGGACACCCCAAAGTCATCAGTCCCTTTTTATCCACGGTGAAACACATTTGTCCGTGGGATTTTCCAACATCTTCACAATAGTTGGAATTTGTAAAAATTTTATTTTTTTGAATTTTAATCACTTTTGTTTCACTGTGTCCGGGGAAATATCTTTGTATAAAAGTTTCAAATTCACCAGTGGCCACGACCTCTTCTGACGCGAGTGGTTTAGGCGTCACTGGACGACAGAGGACGACGCCGTCGGGACACAGTAGTTTCATGATGTGTGGCGTGAGGATGTACCTCTTCCCGATAAAGTCACGACAAAATCCATGTCTCCTTTCACGTATTGTTTCACAACGACAAAAACATTTTTGTGAAATAATATTTCCTCCAATGTAAAACCATACATGGTTGGACCCATGCTCCCTCCCTAAGTTTTCACAGTAGCGTGATGTCGTCGACACGAGAAACGTATTTTTGTGTTTGAAAATCTTAGTCACCTTGGCACCTCCCTGACCTTCCATATTTTTTTGAATAAACATTTCGAGATGGGCTTGTAATTCGATATCATCAACTTCATTTTTAGTTTGAATTTTTGTAAAACACCCCTCTTTGATGGATTTCGCCGGTGGTTCCACTTTCACCACTGTGAGCGTATCTGTGCGCACTGTCGCCATGTCTAAAAGTTCCCTCGTTGGTGTTGGGTCGATGGCGGTCATCTTTTTATTTTCATCATAGATGAACACTGGAAGATAGACACCTTGCGTGACTTTCCCAGAGTTATCACACGTGGTACACCCTTTCCCACCACACTCGGGACACTTTGCTTTTTTATGGGACCACGGCAACCTGAACCCACTGCCTTTGGACCCTCGTTCCATGTCCCCAAAAACTGCGCAATCTATGACTTCATTCCAATCCACACCCGATTTTGCGGTGTACAACACGACGAGAATGTGTTCTCGTAAAGCTAACGCAGATTCTTGGTTGACCACAAACCCTGGCCAGTTGAGATGGACGCCTGTTTTGTACGTGCAGTCTCCCACCTTTTTGGGTTCAGCCACAGATACTAAACAACGTTGCCCCCCATAGCGACGCACTTTATCACAGATAATTTTACAAATATCCTGAATATCCTCGACCGAAAGGGATTCAGAATCTTTGTAATCTATATCGCAAAAAAAGTTATACGTCGGTGTTTTCTGTTCCACGACAAAGACCTTTTCATTACGGAGACACGCGCGAACATATTGCTCGTTGAATGACGACAATTTGTCGCTTGGAACAGATAGACATCCCCCGTCCATCAATACATGCGACAGATTTCGTGAATTCATAAATCCTTCACTGGTACACCATTTTCTAAACATGGTGTTCTCTAGTTACAATCAAAACGCGTGTCATCTCTAAACCAATGGAGACACGATATATCATTCTCACACTCTTTTTCCGTGAGTTCTTTTTTAATAGTTAAAAGTTCATACACTGTATGGTCTTTAATTTTATCTACTTCACCATCAGCCTGGTATGGGTAATACCCAAATTTTTGTACGTAGAGTTCTTTGATTTGCATTAAAATATAGGACTTTGATTTCATCTACTTTATGTAAAATTTTTTTCTGTGGAGTGAAGTCATGCAGCTGTAGAATTCAGGGTTTTTAATGATATTTGTAGAGATGAGTTCCCAATTTTTCTTTGTGTTAAATTCCGCCAAAGTATCGAAACTCATGTAATCATTTTCATCAAAAGTTTTTTTATAAGGTTGTTTATTAATTTTTTTTAAATTTGTTTTTTGTTTTTCATCATAAAATTTTTTAATGTACTGTTGTTGTTCTGATTTTGTCCAGTTCACAAAGAATATGAACACGTGATACACGAGTTCAACTTGTGGACTTTCTTTAACTGAAAATACATAGTCGGTGTATTCACCTGATTTTAAAGACACTACACCTCGCGTCTCCTCTTCAAGTTCCCTGAGAGCACATCGGAGGGGGTTAAAGATTTCTTTGCGACGACACCCGCCTGTGACAAAAATCCAATCTTTAAATCTCCTATCTCTCACCGTGAGAAATTTAGGTTTCTCGTCCACGAATGATACTGGTATGGCTATGGCCTTGTACTTTTTCATTGTTGCACATTTGCAATCCTACTATTAGCGGATGTATTAATCCTCGGACTTTTCTTCAATAATTTCTCCTTCTTCCTTCGCGGGTGGTTCTGGTGCCGGCGTAGGGGCAGCCATCTTCACTTTGACCGGTTGCGGCGGTGCTTGCATGCGTTTCATGACATTCATAGAAAAACCTTTCAAACCTTCAACATCTTCTTTAGCCGTCCTGAGTTCTTTGAACATCAGAATCAGGCCGACCATACAGACGATGACGGCGATGAGGGTAAGCGTTTGTCTATCAACGGGAATCATTAACTAATAAAAGCGTTTAATTTTTAAGTTCACCAAATTGTAATTTTTGAAAATACACCTGCTGACTCTCCCTATCAGTGGGCCGGGCTGGGGATTCGACTATTTTTTCTAAGGTGCGACTTTTGGGGTCATAGGAGAGCACGAAAACAATGGCAAGGAGTATAATAATATTCCACATACTATTTAGTTAGAATAAAGTAAGCCACCCATACCGTTCTCAACCTTCAAAATGTTGTAGTTGATGGCATAGATGGTATCATCAGAATTCTTCGTGTCGTTGACGATGCGCGCTGAGTCGAGACGGCTGAAGTTGAGCGACCCCGTCGGCTGGGTCTTGCACACGTCCAAGCAGAACGGGTACAAGAAGAGACGCTTGAGGTTGTCGTTATCAGAGAACGAGGTGTGGTAGTAGGTTGTGACCGCACCAAAGTTCGGGTGCGCAAACTTGTAGTCGGCAACATCCGTACCATTGATTTGAAGCTTCAGCTTGTTGGTGGCGTGCATGATGTTCAGGTCCGCCCCACGCTTGGTGGCGACCAAGCACTTCACCGGGTGGTTGAAGTTCAACTCTTGAATCTTCGCACCGGAAGCCAACGCCTTTTGCACTTGGTGGATGATGATTTGTTGCGGCTGGGACGCGAAATGTTCACGCTCCTGGGTGTCGATGTACGCAAAGTTGGCGAAGCAATCCCACTTGTACGAGTCCGCGGACGCACCCCACGTGATGCGCAACTCGACGTCGTGGTAGGAGAGGGACACCAACGGA